ATCAGTTGGACACACGTAACTGGGCCGCAGACTATGGTGGACTAAAAGAACTCAAGTCAGTGTTGGAAAGTCAATTTGATCATACATTGCTAGTGTCAGAGGACGATCCTGAACTGGAGTTCTATATGGAAATGCAACGCAGAAACATTGCCAAGCTAACTATATTACCCAAACTAGGATGTGAAGGACTTGCTGACCAGCTGTACCGGTATGTGAATGGCGTGTACATTCCTGACATGTGGGGGCCTGGTGAAGCACAACGCCTGTGGTGCTACCGAGTTGAGGTACGTGAAACACAATCAAACATGGCTTTTAGAGAAGGCCATAGAGAATGGAATGAGGATTTATTTGCATGACACCCGAGTACGATATTGCAATGCTGTTGGCCACACGAGGCCGCACTGACAGCCTGGGCCGCAGTGTTCGCAGCCTGATTACGCTTGCCGACCATCCCGAACGACTACAGTTGATGTTTGCGTTTGACAATGACGATGTAGCAGGCACTGAATACTTCCGTACTGAACTACAGCCATGGTTAGACGCACAAGAACTCAGTTACACTGCCATGCAGTTTGAACGTCAAGGTTATCATAGACTGCACATTTACAACAACAAACTGGCTGAGCAAACTGATGCTCGTTGGCTGATGATATGGAACGATGATGCTGTGATGGAGACCAAGAGTTGGGACACAGAGATCATGAACCGTGAAGGCGAATTCAAACTGCTGGCATTCCATACTCATTTGGATCACCCTTACAGCATCTTTCCCATACTGCCACGCAAGTGGTATGAATTGTTGGGCTACATTAGCCCACATTCAGTACAAGATGGCTGGCTCAGTCAACAGGCCTACATGCTGGACATTTGGGAACGCATACCTGTGTGGGTGTTGCATGACCGTGCTGACATCACAGGCAACAACAATGATTCTACATTTAAAGAACGTGCATCACTGGAAGGTCGTCCGTTTGACGAAGCAGATTTTCATAGTAAGACACAGATTGAACTACGACATCAGGATTGTGCCAAGTTGGCCACGCACATGCGAGACAATGGAATCAGTATTGAGTTTTTTGAAAACATATTCAAAGGCACACAAGACCCCTGGGAGAAACTAGCACAGAATGATATTAACAAACAGATGGTGCAATTTGACAATCCACACCGGCACTTTGCCAAATGATTAAATACTAGATGACCTATAAACTAGCCTTTGTTCAGCCCAACTTTCAACAAGGGCCAAAAGAATTCAACGCATACTACCTGCCATATTCAGCAGGTGTGGTATGGAGTTACAGCCTGGCCGATCCCAAGATTCGTGAACAATTTGAAGTTACAGATTGGATATGGCGCAGAGATGCGGTGGAGCCATTGGCACAACGACTGGCTAAGAACGAAATTGTAACATTCAGCACGTATGTGTGGAATCATCGTTACAACTACGCCCTGGCTCGACGCATCAAGGAAATCAATCCCTCAGTGTTGACCATATTTGGTGGCCCAGAAGTGGCCATAACTGATCCTGATTTGTTCCGCAAAGAACCATTTATAGATCTTGTGATTTGTTATGAAGGTGAGATAACTTTCAAACGTGTGCTAGAACATTTTGAAACTCAAGACTGGGAAACTGTGCCAGGCCTGTTGATCAACAGGAATGGCCAAGCAGTAAAAACACAAGATGCTGAACGCATTGAGTCATTGGAAGAAGTGGCCAGTCCGTACCTGTCGGGCATCTTTGATCAAATGATTGCTGAACATCCCGAAGTCACCTGGCAAGGCACACTAGAAACCAATCGTGGATGTCCGTTTGCTTGTACATTCTGTGACTGGGGCAGCCTAACATACAACAAGGTCAAGAAGTTTGAACTGGAACGTGTGTTTGATGAACTGGAATGGATGGCCAAGCGCAACTTTGACTGGATCAGCATAACTGATGCCAACTTTGGTATGTTTCCCGAACGTGATGGCATGATTGCAGACAAGATCATTGAGATGCAAGAACGGTATGGTTCACCAAGAACATTCAGTGTGGCCTGGGCCAAGAACCAAAAGAAAGAAGTCATAGACATTGTGAAGAAATTGCTGGATGCACGTGGCTTCAATCAAGGCCTCACACTCAGCGTACAAAGTCTGGACCTGGATGTGTTGGAAAACATTCGTCGCAAGAACATGGAAATGAACAAACTCAACGAAGTGTTTGAGTTATGCGACCAACGCAATATTCCTGCATACACAGAATTGATCTTGGGCTTGCCCGGTGAGACATTGACAACATGGAAGAAGAACTTCTATGCCCTGTATGATCTAAATCAGCACACAGGCATCACTGTGTTCCAGGCACAGTTGTTGGAAAATGCTGAGATGAACTTGTTGCAGAAAAAATTGTTCAAGATAACCAGCCAGCCAGTTACAGATTACTTTGCCGGCAGTTACAGTGTGGAACACATCGAAGAAAGCATTGACGTTATTACCGGAACCAAAGACATGCCCACACCTGTAATGCTGGATGCACAGATCTTTTCATGGTTCCAGACCACATTCCACATCAATGGCTTTGCCACCTTGGCAGCACGTTTTATCAACAAGTACATGGGCATCAGTTACAATGATTACTATGAGGATTTGTTTGAGTACTTCATGACCAATGAGTGGGTGATAAAAGAAGAAGCCGAAACACGCCAATACTTTGCTAACTGGATGAACTCAGGTCGAATCAACCATCCCAAGATTGGTGTAGAAATACATGGCTGGAACATTATTCACCGAACAAGTATGAACATGCATCAAGAAGACCGTGTGGATGAATTGTATGACGTGCTGGAAGAGTTTTTACAACGTTATGACTTGCCTGAAGATTTGTTGGCCAGTTTGATGAAACTGCAAAGAAATTACTATATCAAGTATAATGATAGAAATCAATATCCCATGAATCTTGACGTTGGTTATAACATTTGGGATTACCTGAGTTTCAACCAACCTCTGGAAAAAACTGCCACAACATACAGACTGGATTTCCCAGAAGACAAGACCATGAGTTTGAATCGATTCTTAGAACTGTTTTATTTTGCCCGTCGCAGAAACTTTGGCAAGGCCACAGTGGATCGCATTGGTGTTGAAAATGTCAAGGGCACACGTCGAGGCGCAGGTGCTGCCAAAGCACAAGGCAGTTTCTCAGTGAAGAAAAAACAACTAGTGGCCTAATGTCAAGATTGTTTACATTTGGGTGTAGTTATACCAACTATCGTTGGAGTACCTGGGCCGACTGCCTTGCCCCAGAGTTTGATTACTTTGAAAACTGGGGACAAAGTGGGGGTGGTAATAACTACATTTTTAACTCCGTGATGGAAGCAGATCAACGACACAAGTTTGGCAAAAATGACACTGTGATTGTGTGTTGGTCTACTTTCATGCGCGACGACTGGTATGTTAATGGTGGATGGAACACTATAGGAAATATGTATGCCACGCCAATTTACAACAAAGACTACTTGAAAACTCACGTGGATGAACGAGGCTATGTTATTCGTGACCTTGCATTGATCAAAGGAGCAAAGGCCTTGCTCGAAAATCGAATTGATGTTGACTGGCATTTTTTAAGCCTAAGCAATCTCAAGTTAGGAACACGATGCGAAACTAGCCCTGGAGAGCCACATGATGTTATAGAGCTATACTCTGATGTGTTAAACAGTGTTTTACCTAGTTACCAAGAGGTATTATATCCAACGGGTTTTCCAAATCGTGTTGATCCGCACCCCAGCCCTGCGGAACATTTGGCCTATATAAACACAGTATTACCAGGTTGGGTGACAAAAGCAGAAACTCGTGTTAAAATGCATGAAGAAAGTATCAATCTAAATAAAGATCCCCGCAAGTCGGGCATGACAAAGGTAACAAGATTATGAAATTAAAAGTATCAGAATTATTTTATTCAGCACAAGGCGAAGGACGCTATGTTGGCGTGCCTAGTGTATTTTTACGCATGTTTGGTTGTAACTTCACCTGTTCAGGTTTTGGTTGCAAGCCTGGAGAGAAGAGCACAGAAGCAGATGAAGTGGCCAAGACTGTGGAGTTGTACAAAACATTTGAAGAACTACCACTAGTGAGCACAGGCTGTGACAGCTATGCATCATGGCACCCAGACTTCAAGCACTTGAGTCCCACATACACAGTAGAACAACTGGTGGACCGGATGACTAAGTTATTGCCCCGTGGTAACTGGCTGCAACCCAATGGCAATCCTGTGCATTTGGTAATCACCGGAGGCGAGCCACTGCTGGGTTGGCAACGTGCTTATCCAGAACTGCTGGACATATTGCATGAACGTGGATTACGCCATATCACATTTGAGACCAACGGCACCCAAGATTTAACACGAGACTTTAAAGACTACTTGCGCAACTGGTTTGGTGAGATCACATTTAGTGTGAGCCCAAAACTCAGTGTGAGTGGAGAGTCATGGGAGGATGCCATCAAGCCCGACGTGGTCTGGGACTACGAAACATACGGTGTGACATATCTCAAGTTTGTTGTGGAAAAGGTTGCTGACTTTGATGAACTGGACCGTGCAGTGGATGAATATCGACTGCGTGAGTTTGGTGGTCCTGTGTTTGTGATGCCCGTGGGTGGTGTGGTATCAGTGTATGATGGCAACAGAATTAATGTGGCTGACGAAGCACTCAAGCGTGGCTACTGGTACAGCCCACGACTACATGTTGACCTTTGGGGCAACGGGTGGGGTAAATGATACTAGATGGAGCATTTGAAATGTGGGATTGGTTAACAAAAAAGAAAACGCCTCCTGTAAAAGAGGAAAAAGAAAAAGTTATTCGTGTGCCTAAGGCACCAGAGAAAACTGCCAAAGAACTTGCCACTGAAAAAGGCGAGCCTTACGTGGCTATTCTCACCATGGACATTGATCCCAACAACTTGCACCAAGGTGCATTTGAACTGGATTGGAATGAGATATTCATTGCTCGCTTGGTCAAGGCCGGCTACATGATGAAGCCCACGGACGCAGACTCGGATCTGGTGGATCGGTGGTTCCAAAATGTGTGCAGACACGTGGTGATGGAAACATGGGAACAAGAACAAGCCATTCGTAATTCTGGCGCCCAATATGTTCGCACCAGAGACATTGGTGACGGACGAACTGAAATTAGTTAAGGATATTGATATGATGGACGGAAGACGTGTGGGCTTTACTGCCAGCACATTTGATTTGTTACATGCTGGACACATTGCCATGTTGCGTGAAGCCCGAGAAGAATGCGATTACTTGATTTGCGCATTGCAAAATGATCCTACCCTGGATCGGCCCAACAAGAATCGCCCAGTGCAAAGCATTGTGGAACGACAACTGCAACTGATAGGTTGCAAGTATGTGGATGAAGTTTGGGTTTACAACACTGAAAAAGATCTAGAAGACCTGTTGTTGATCCTGCCTATCGACGTGCGCATATTAGGTGTAGAATATGAAGGTCGAGAATTTACCGGTCGTGAAATTTGTCATAAACGTGATATTGAATTACACTTCAATGGTCGCGACCATTCATTCAGCAGCAGTGAATTGCGTCAGCGTGTGGTACAAGCCGAAGACTTGAAAAAGAAATTAGAAGCATGGGAACCAACTGGTGCTGACGACACAGGTGGTCCCAGCCCGCGATGATACTGTATGCAAACGGTTGCAGTCACACAGCAGCCGCAGAAGCAGTGGTGCCAGATGCATTTGCTGTGGATGACGGTCGTGCCGGTATAGACCGACGTCCACATCCATTAAATTTAGCAGCCAGTTGGTGTACCCATCTTGCTAATGATCTTGGCATGACATTGCATTGTGATGCAGAGTCTTCTAGCAGTAACGATCGTATCATAAGAACCACTAGAGAATGGATTGTCAACAATCCTGACCAATTGAACAACACATTCATGGTTATACAGTGGACCACCTGGGAACGGGAAGAGTGGTTGCACAACGGCACATGGTATCAAGTCAATGCGTCAGGGGTGGATTGGGTGCCGCGAGAACTACATCAACGCTATAAACAATTTGTAATTGATGTAGATTGGACAACGAAAACCCAAGAATGTTATGAAAAGATTTGGACCTTGCACACTGAGCTAAAAAGGTCGAACATTCCCCACCTGTTTTACAGTGGGCACAGCACCTTCAGCGATGTCCAAAACCAGCACATTTGGGGTACCAGTTACATGTATCCTTACAATCAGCAGGGTTCTTACAATGCCATTTTACAACAAAACGGGCATGTGCCCTCAAAATGGTACCATTTTGATGCCAAAGGCCATTGCTTTTGGGCCAAGTATGTGTTACAATACATCAAACAACACAACTTGGTAACACACAATGCGCTATCTACTGATTGACACCAGCAACATGTTTTTTCGTGCGCGGCACCAAGCGCATCGTGCCGCAGACACATGGACCAAATTGGGTTTTGCACTACACTTGACCTTGATGAGTGCCAACAAAGTAGCACGTGATCTCGGTGCTGATCATGTGGTATTCGCACTAGAGGGCAGGTCTTGGCGCAAAGATCACTACAAGCCTTACAAAGCAAACCGTGCTGTGGCACGTGGGCAGATGAGTGAATCAGAAGCAGAAGAAGACAAAATGTTCTGGGAAACGTATGATGAGCTGACTAAATACTTGTCTACAAAAACCAACTGTAGTGTTGTTCGTTGTGCCACAGCAGAAGCAGATGACATCATTGCACGTTGGATTGCATTACACCCCCAAGACGAACATGTTATTGTCAGTTCAGATTCCGACTTTGTGCAGTTGATTGCACCCAATGTAAAATTGTACAATGGCATCAACGATCACTTGTTCAGTACCACGGGTGTGACAGACGCAAAAGGCAAAAACTTGGCATTTACTATTGAGAGCAACTCAAAGATCAAGGTTGGCAAAGCCGATGCTAACTTTGTGCCACCTGTTGATTATCAACGTTGGGTGTTGTTCTTGAAGTGCATGCGTGGTGATCCTGGTGACAATGTGTTCTCGGCCTATCCAGGTGTGCGGGTGAAAGGCACAAAGAATCAAGTGGGACTCACAGAAGCATTTGAAGATCGTGATCGTCGAGGCTATGCTTGGAACAATCTCATGTTGCAACGCTGGTCTGACCATGAGCAGGCCGAACACAAGGTATTGGAAGATTATGAACGCAATCGCATCTTGATTGATCTCACAGCACAGCCTGACGCAATCAAAGCCGCAGTAGATGAAGCCATACGTGAACAGATTAGCCACAAGGATGTGGGCATGGTAGGTGCGCACTTTTTACGGTTCTGTGGCAAATATGAACTTACCAAACTCAGTGACTTTGCAGAAGCAATTGGTCGCTGGTTGAATCAAACATACAAAGGAGTATTAGATGATCGAAGCCAAACCCATAGTGGATAAAAAGTATTGGATCTTGAAGCAGGATGATCGTAAAGTAGGTGTGGTAGAAGCCGAAGGCGATGGCTACACTGTGCGCATCAATGACCAAGTGGGCAAGTTTAAAACCATTCCCATGGTGCGTAAAAAGGCCAACATTGAATTTGTGCCACCCGAAAAGACCACCCGGCCTGCACCAGACCAGGTGCATGGTTTTGAAACAGGATGCAGAGCATTCAACCCCATGTGGGATGTGAAACACCGGTTACCGTTGTTCACAAAAGAACGCAAATCAAAATCATGGTATGCCGCAGGTTGGTATGCTGTGAAACAACATCGTGCATGGCGACTGCTTCGCAACCCCAAGCTGATTGTGCTGGAACGTTACCAATATCAAGGACCATTTCATACTCAGGAGGCAGCACGTGACAAATCCCTTTCGTGATCAAGAGAAGTTTATGCGGGCTTGCGATCAACCAGTTGATGGATCTGATCTAGCCCAGTACTCAATGTACATGAAACTGATCGACGAAGAAGTCGGAGAACTACATCAAGCTGTGTTGGCCAATGACGAGGTCGAACAACTAGATGCATTAATTGATATCTTAGTTGTTACTATTGGAGCAATACATAGTGCAGGCTATGATGCAGAAAGTGCATGGAAAGAAGTTATGATGACTAACTTTGCTAAGATCGATAAAGAAACTGGTAAAGTCCGCAAGCGCGAAGATGGCAAGGTTCTCAAACCTGTGGGTTGGATTGCACCTGATTTAGTACCGTTCTTAAAGAAATGAGTCTACACATACATCGATTTGTAGACTCAGTCAAAGCACACGAATCACGTGGACAAAAAGACTTCTCCATGCCCATGCGTGATGCCAAAGATTTGCATGCAGATATTACTAAACTGTTGATTACATTGGAACAAATGCGAACACAACAGGCACGTGGTGCAGAAGTTGTGGAAGTGCAGATCACTGGGGGTAGTTTTAAATCTGCATAGTTATTGGCATAAATAAACGTGGAGTTTAATATGTCAAGACCAAAGCCAACAGTGCTGATTGAGCACACCAACAAACAGTCCTACAAGACAGAACAAGTGCTGGCTAGCGAAGGTGTGTGGGCTGTGTTTTTTGATTCAAAGCCTATCAACCTAAAGACCAGCAACTTGCTCACCCAATTCCCTGGACCCAAATACAAAAAGGTATCGTTCTCCAACCCCGGACACGCTATCAACTTGGCTCGCAAACTCAACACACAATTCCGAACAGACAAGTTCAGTGTTGTGCTGTTAACGCAAGGGGATAAGATCTATCCCAATGCTCAATAAATTCCAACTCACAGCAGAACTCATACATCATTATCCTGATGCACCCACCGTGGATGAAGCCATGCGTTCTTGGTGGCAGAACATACGTGATGATGGTGGCTTGCGATTGACTTACGAAGGATATCGTGTGTTCAGTGACTGCTTGGAACTAAACAGTTACACGTTTGAATTACCAGAAAAACTGTTGACACCACGCAACTTGATTGCGTTGGATCGCCACATGGCATCACCGTATTATATTGTGAACAATCGCAAACACAACAACATGGTGATGTTTGGCAGTCGAGAAGCACTAATGGCCACCTTGCATGGAGACATGCAGAGATTTATCAAAAGTTTAAGTTACTGATATCATGCTGGAATCTCATTTCCATCATGGTAGCGTAGTCGTCTAGTAAAAACTCACGTTGGGCCTGCAGTCGTTCTTGGTACGGTGCCAAGTCTATGCATCCTTGTATCAAGTCTTGATTTAGCAATATAGCCTGCTCTGCACGAATATCATTGGGCATGGTATCATAACTTGTGTTCACTAAGTCTGTAAACATATCAAATCCCAGTTCTTCACAATGTTGTACAATGCCCTGATGCCCTATTAAGATAGGTATTTGTTCAGCAGCCATGGCCAACAAGGTCTTCTCTGAAATGATTCCTGGTGCGGTGTTGTATTCAGTTTCTGTCACAATGTTCACAGCCGAGGCCTTGTACACATAATCCAAGTTTATGAAGTTGTCAACATTGTTGTAAGTGTATTGGGTGTAGTCGTAGTTGGGCAGTCTTATGCAATCATGATAACTCAATGTGCCTCCAGGCCAGTTTTTTAGCGTTTGCACAACTCTGTTTCTGTGATTGCACATGCGACCATTTAAGCATTGCCAGGCCTGTGTCCGGGGTTGATGCACGATGTGCTGCCATTCAGTCCAACGCTGGTGCAATTGATTCACAAGATCATAGTTGTGATTGCTGAACTCAACTAACTTAACAGGTCCTGTATAAATTCGATCTAGTCCGTGATTCCAGTACGTAACAACCACACGATCAGCACGAGATCCGTATCGCTGTTCTATCTTTGCAAGTTCTAGCACACGACCATCCTGTATGTTTACCAAGTCCTGAAAATGCAACAATAACATGTCTGTGTCAAAGTCGGGCAGGCGCAAATTCCAACCTGTGTGTGGCGAGCGGTCACCGTCAAAGCAGTTGTAAACAGGGGTAAAACTTTGTCCTCGTTTTGTAAATTGTTGGTCAAATAAAATACTGTAATCCATAGCGTATTTACAACAATCAAAAGGTAGTACTTTTGTAGTACTACATTTCGGTTGACCGAATATGCCCGAAATGCTATAATACACACATGATAAGAAAGAAACGCACCGATCGAACCCACATTGTGTACACAATCCAAATT